TAAAGGACATTCCGTCTATTTTGCCTATGCTCTCATTACCGGAGCAAGAAAAGTTATTGGCTGAGCTTGAGAAGCTCGAAGAGCTAAAGACGCGCAAACTGGCGCAGTCGAGGTTTTTAGCATTTGTAAAACAGGTATGGCCCACATTCATAAGTGGTAGGCATCATGAGAAGATGGCTGCTGCTTTTGAGCGAGTAGCAGAGGGTAAGAGCAAACGCCTGATTATTAATATGCCGCCCCGACATACTAAGTCAGAGTTTGCTTCTTACCTGCTGCCCGCTTGGTTTCTAGGTAAGTATCCGCATAAAAAAGTTATTCAAACATCCCATACAGCTGAGTTGGCTGTTGGCTTCGGTAGAAAGGTGAGAAACCTTGTTGATCAAGAGATCTACACAAAACTATTTCCACAAGTTGGCTTACAGGCGGACAGCAAAGCAGCCGGTAGGTGGGCCACTAACAAAGGTGGAGACTATTTTGCTATTGGTGTGGGTGGTGCAGTTACAGGTAAGGGCGCGGATCTCCTCATTATTGACGACCCTCACTCGGAACAAGAAGCGGCGCTAGCAGATACTAACCCAGATATCTACGATAAAGTGTACGAGTGGTACACATCCGGCCCTCGACAGCGTTTACAACCGGGCGGAGCTATCGTGATCGTGATGACAAGGTGGTCAAAACGGGATTTGACGGGTCAAGTTATTAAAGCAGCGGGGTTAAGAGGGGGTGAAGAGTGGGAAGTTATCGAATTTCCGGCTATTTTGCCGTCTGGTAACCCACTTTGGCCTGAATTTTGGTCAATGTCAGAGCTTTCGGCGTTAAAAGAGGAGCTTCCAAACTCAAAATGGATGGCTCAGTACCAACAAAACCCTACATCTGAGACTTCAGCTATCGTAAAACGGGAATGGTGGCAAGAATGGGATCAACCAGACCCTCCGTTCTGTGATTTTGTATTACAATCTTGGGATACGGCGTTTGAAAAGACTAATAGATCGGACTATTCTGCGTGTACAACGTGGGGTGTGTTCTTTATGGAAGACGAAAACACCGGAAAAAACGAGGCAAACATTATATTGTTGAATGCGTTCCGAGATAGGATGGAGTTTCCGACTTTGAAACGAAAAGCTTTGGAGCAAGTCGAAGAATTTGATCCAGATTCCATCATTATCGAGAAAAAAGCCTCTGGTGCGCCACTTATATATGAAATGAGGGCGATGGGGATTCCTGTACAAGAGTTCACGCCGGTTAAGGGAAACGATAAAATAAGTAGACTTAATGCTGTGTCAGACTTATTTGCGTCTGGTAGAGTATGGGCACCGCCTACAAGTTGGGCAGAAGAAGTGATTGACGAGGTTGCGTCATTTCCCGCAGGGGAGCATGATGACTATGTGGACTCGGTATCCCTGGCGCTTATGCGCTTTAGAAAAGGGGGATATTTGCGTTCAGCGTTGGATGAAGAAGGTGAAGAACGTACGTTTAGAAGATACTCACCAGGATATTACTAAGGATATATAAAAATGGCCACGAATTCTATAGATAAATCATTTAGCCCAGCACCAATGGGGCTAACTAATGCGCAAGAGATGGGAGGTTTATCCGCCCCAGAAAACTTAGAACCAGATCTTGAAATTGAAATTGAAGATCCTGAAAGTGTAAACATTAAGGCTGGTGGGCTAGAGATTGAAATAGAACCTGGCGAAGAAGATGATGATTTCGGGGTAAACCTAGCAGAAGAACTGGATGATGACGAACTACAAATGCTCTCCGGTGATCTGCTAGGTGACTTTGAAGATGATGTAAATTCTAGAAAAGACTGGATACAAACTTACGTAGATGGTCTTGAACTCCTTGGAATGAAAGTAGAAGAAAGAACCGAACCGTGGCCCGGTGCGTGTGGTGTTTATCACCCACTTCTTTCTGAAGCCTTAGTAAAGTTCCAAGCAGAAACCATGATGGAAACTTTTCCTGCGTCTGGTCCTGTCAAAACTCAGATCATTGGTAGAGAAACCAAAGAGAAAAAGGAAGCTGCAGTTCGCGTCAAGGACGATATGAATTATCAGCTGACAGAAAATATGCCTGAGTATCGGCCAGAGCATGAAAGGATGTTATGGGGTTTAGGACTTTCTGGTAATGCCTTTAAAAAGGTCTACTACGATCCATCGTTAGCACGGCAGGTATCTATTTATGTGCCAGCTGAAGATGTAGTAGTTCCTTATGGTGTATCTGATCTTAAGTCTGCAGTTCGAGTAACTCATGTAATGCGTAAGACTCCAAACGAGATGCGTAGACTTATGCACGCAGGGTTTTATCGAGATGTAGAGTTACCTGAACCACAAGATACATTTGATGAAGTAGAAAAAAGTATTGCGGAGAAGATGGGTTTCCGTGCTTCGACAGATGATCGGTACAAAGTCCTTGAAATTCAAGTTGACCTTAATCTAAAAGGTCACGAAGACAAAGAGGATGGAGAAGAAACTGGCATCGCACTTCCGTATGTTGTGACTATTGAAAAGCAAACCGGAGAGGTGCTAGCTATTCGTAGGAACTGGAGGCCAGAAGATGAAACTAAACAAAAGCGCAATCATTTCGTTCACTATCCATATATTCCAGGCTTTGGCTTTTATGCCTTTGGCCTTATTCACCTTATTGGTGCTTTTGCTAAGTCTGGTACTAGTATTATCCGGCAGCTTGTTGATGCTGGTACTTTATCCAACCTACCTGGTGGTTTTAAAACTAGAGGCTTACGAGTTAAGGGAGATGATACGCCAATCGCCCCCGCCGAGTTCAGGGATGTGGATGTAACCAGTGGAACAATTAAAGACAACATTATGACGCTCCCATACAAGGAGCCAAGTCAGGTGTTGTATACGTTGCTCGGCAATATTGTTGAAGAAGGTCGTCGATTCGCTAGTGCAGCAGATTTAAAAATATCTGATATGTCTGCTCAGTCACCGGTTGGTACGACGTTAGCAATATTAGAGCGCACACTCAAAGTGATGAGCGCAGTTCAAGCACGTATTCATTATGCAATGCGAGAAGAGTTCAAACTTCTCAAAGGTATTATTCGTGACTACACACCAGATGAATATACATACGAACCAGTAGAGGGACTACCTCGTGCAAAGCGTTCGGACTATGACATGGTGGAAGTCATTCCGGTATCAGATCCAAACGCTGCAACAATGGCGCAGAAAGTTACGCAGTATCAAGCTGTAATGCAGATGGCTGCTGGCGCACCTCAGTTGTATGACTTACCTTATTTACATCGTCAGATGCTTGAAGTATTAGGAATTAAAAATGCCGAGAAGCTGGTACCAATGGACGACGACCAGAAACCGCGTGATCCAGTTTCTGAAAACATGGACATCCTCAGAGGGAAACCGGTCAAGGCGTTTATTTACCAAGATCATCAAGCGCATATCACAGTACATATGGCAGCGATGCAAGATCCACAAATAATGAAGCTAGTAGGACAAAGCCCTATGGCACAACAAATGGGTGCCGCATTAGCCGCACACATACAAGATCACTTAGCTTTTGAATATCGCAAACAGATAGAAGAAGCCGCTGGTGTTCCTTATCCTGCTCCAAACGCTGAGATGGATGAGAACACGGAACTCGAAATTTCTAGACTTGCCGCCGCAGCAGCACAACAAGTTCTACAAAAGAACCAAGCACAAGCTGCACAAGAGCAAGCTCAACAGACTATGCAAGATCCAATCGTTCAGATGCAAATGCAAGAACTACAGATCAAAGCACAAGAAGCGCAACTCAAACAACAGAAAATACAAGTCGAAGCAGCAGACAAAGCAGATCGTCTGGAACTCGAAAGAGATCGAATTGCTTCACAGGAACGTATTGCTGGGTTGAACGCTGGGGTCAGAATTGCTACAGACAAAGCCAACCTTTCTTCTAAAGAACAAATGGAAGGAGTCAGGATGGGTATTGAAATAGCAAAAGAAGAAATGAGTTCTCAACAACCACCAGTAAGGAGAGTAAGTGAATGACCTATTAAAGTACTTAACAAACAAACTTGATAAGGAAATACAGGATATAGAAACAAACTTACCCACGGGGCAGGCGGAAGATTACGCGAAGTACAGATATATGTGCGGAGTTTACCGTGGTCTTTGGGTAGCAAAAAACATAATTAATGAAACATCAGAAAGGATGGACGAAAACGATGAGTGAACTTCTTATCGGCACGAACCCCGATAACCCAGAAGAAGCTACAACAATACCTGATACTGCCGAGCAAAAAGCTAAGCAACTACCAGATCCCTCTGGTTATCGCATTCTGTGCGGAATTCCCGAAATAGAAAACAAGTATGAAAGTGGAATCGTGAAAGCGGATGTAACAAAGCAACACGAGGAACTGCTTACTACTGTTTTATTTGTCATGAAGATGGGGCCGGATTGTTATAAAGACAAAGACCGTTTCCCAAGTGGGCCGTGGTGTAAAGAAGGAGACTTTGTTCTTGTTCGACCACATGCTGGCACGCGACTAAAAATTCATGGTACCGAGTTTCGGATTATTAATGACGACAGTGTCGAAGGGGTCGTAGAAGATCCTAGAGGCATTTCTCGAACTTAAGGAGAGGGATATGGCAGAAGCTGAGAAAAAAGCAATAGAGCAGGAAGAACCCGATTTTGAGATAGAAGGTGAAGAAGTAGAACTCAAAGTTGAAGATGATACTCCTGAAGAAGATCGTAATAGATCTCCAATGCCTAAAGAAATAGTAGAGGATTTGGAGAAAGATGAGCTTGATGGGTACTCTGATAATGTGAAAGAAAGACTTAAGCAGATGAAGAAGGTTTGGCATGATGAACGCCGAGCTAAAGAATCTGCTATGCGAGAGCATAAAGAAGCTATAGAGATGGCTAAAAAAGCTATGGAGGAAAATAAAAGACTCCGTGCTGAAGCTCAAAAAGGTCGTGAAACTTACATTGATACGGCTAAAAAATCTATAGAACTCGAGATGGAGATGGCTAAACAAGCCTACAAACAGGCGTATGAGTCAGGTGATACTGACTCTATTGTTGAAGCCCAAAACAAGCTTTCTGATGTTAATTATAGAAAACAACAGATATCAAATTACAACCCTGCTTTACAAGAAGAGCAGAATAGTGTAAATATGCAACAAACTGCACCGCAGCAACAGTTAGATGCTAAGACGATGGCGTGGCAAGAGCGCAATACTTGGTATGGAACTGACCCAGAAATGACCGCATCAGCACTTGGGTTACACCAAAAGCTGGTAAACACGAAGGGTGAAAGCTATATAGGTACAGATGATTATTGGGCGGACGTTGACAAAACAATGCGCCGTCGTTTCCCTGAATATTTTGGGGAAGAAGAATCTACGGATGGGGGCGGCAAGCCTGTCCGCGCAGAGAACAAACCCGCCACTGTGGTTGCTCCGGCATCACGAAGTACATCTTCCAAACGGATCGTACTAAAGCAGTCTCAGGTGGCTATAGC